CAACTTCTTCAATTAGTGACTGAGGACACTTCACCTCATGTTTCTGTGGTGAGGTTGGGCAGTGCCTCTCCTTTGGAATACGGTGAACATGGCCAGGCGGCCAATAGTGCAACAGCCACAGTCATCATTTCAAATCCATATACATCAGAAGACAGAGTTTTGACCAGTGCTGTGGTTCAGGACCTTACTCTTTCAATGGATGCGGGAACGGCAGGAGGGAGATTGGTTGCCTCTGGGACCTTTTGGACCGGATACACACCAACCATTGGATCCAACACTGTTTCACCATCAGGAACTCAGACATCCTTTGTGAAAGGACTCTATCATTGTACCACAAAAAACTTTGGAGCGGCCAGTTCTGAGTTGGACTTGGTAGCAAGATCCTTCAGCTACACCATCAGCTTTCCGGCCACAAGGTTGGGATACCAGGGAAGTGCTGGAGATCCTGAAACATATTCCAGGAGCGGTGAATATTCCGCCAGCGGAACAATGCAGGTGAAATATGATGCGAATTCATTACCAGCCTTGACAGCCATGCACGTCAAAGGAGATGGGACTGCAAGTAACAAAGAGCGGTCAATCAATTTCGGTGATGGATCCGCAATCAACTTTGATCTGCTCCAGGTCATTGTCACTGGATACACAAAGAACATGGATGAAGAAGCTGGAGTGTTTGTTGACATCTCTTTTGATTCAGTTGCTCTAGCTGGAGAGGCAATTCACACATTGATTTTCACTTAATCACTAACAACAAAAAGGAAGGGAAACATGATTGTTGAGGCTTTAGGAAAAAAATGGGATATTAATGACATCACACTGGAAGAAAAAAGGGCGTTGCACAAAAAGAATGTCATCATTTGGCACAATGCAACTGGAGAAGAAACCAAACTCAGAGATCCTGGTGCCTGGATTGATTTACTGGACGAGGTGAGAGAGATTGCCGGACTAGTTGAAAAAGATCTCATTGACAAAAGGGGAAACGCTCTTTCTATGGCAGACATTGACACTGTTTGTCTGGCAATCTTCACTGAATATGTGGGTGGACCCAGCCCAAAAGAATCAGGGGATTGAGCATTGCTGTTTGGCAGTGGGTTTTTCCGCCTACCGCTGACGGGATTAAGAGTCCCTTTACCCTTCCCTACACTGTTCAATCCCCTATTACTTATGAACAACGAAGGTTTGAAACAATAGATGACATCTGGAATGAGATTGAATTGGTCTGCCAGGAATGTGAACCAAACAGATTCTCAGTTGGTCAAAATCTTCATTTCAACATCCCACTATTTTGCAATCCTCAAGATCTTATAGAAGATTGGATGAATGAAATGATAAATGATTACTGCTACTGCCAGAGATTCAATCTTTCCCTGGGGACTCTGGACCAGGCTGATTCTGACCGCCTGGCCTGTTTTGCAATCATTGAAAATGAATATCAAGCGGCGATGAAACACAAAGAGAAACAAGATGCCTGAATTCAAAAGTACAATCAGAGTTGATGCCAAAGGTACAGAAAAGACCAAGCAGAAACTCGGCGGTATTGAAGGAAGTCTAAAGAAACTTGGTAAATCGGCCGCTCTAGCCGCCGCTGGTTTCTTTGGTGCTAGAATGCTCATTCAGGGCCTTACTAAAGCCACTCAGGCCGCTGTGAGGCAAGAGAAAGCAATCCAGACACTGGAACAGGTCATGAAATCAATGGGCCGTTTCACACCACAGGCTTCAAGACAGCTCCAGGAATATGCCAAACAGTTGTCAAGGGTCACCACATTTTCAGATGAGGCTGTTCTAGAAGGAATTGGATTCCTTCAGACTTACAAACAGATTGCTGATGACGTGATGCCGAAGGCCATTAATGTCATGGCAGACATTGCTTCACTTATGGGCGGAGATATGCAGATAGCCGCCAACAAGGTCGGAAAGGCCGCAATGGGAATGACTGGTGAACTCCGTGAGGTTGGCATCACCATTGATGAAGATGTGGCCGCATCCGGTGATTTTGTGGCTATCTTGAATGAGATTGAGAACCAGGTTGGTGGTGTAGCTAAAGCAACAGGTGAGGGGCTTGGTGGATCCCTGGCCAGAATGACCAATGCTGTGACTGATGCCGCTCAAGCCTTTGGTGAAATGCTTGCTCCGGCCATTCTATCAGCGTCAAGTGTCATCACAAAATTTGCCGCAATCTCTGAAAAGGTTTTCCAAGTGATGAGGGTGGGCCGAGAGATAGTTCAGACTTCCAAAGACAAGCTGAATGAGTGGGTTACTTCCTGGGTAGAAGTAAAACTTGGAATCGAACAGGCTACAGAGGCTCAGATAGAGTTTCAGAATGTCAGTGCATTTGGAGAAATGATTGCACAGCTTGAGGCTGAAAAGGCCGCCAGATTGAGTGTCATTGAGGCGAGACAAAAAGCGATTGACCAGGGCATTGAAAGTGGGGGGGTTTTCAAAAAGTTTGCGGCGAATTTTGGGATGATGGCAGACGCACTTGATAATATTGCCACTGAGGGAGCCATTGAACTCTATAATGAACAAATTGAAAAACTAAAAGAGCAAGCCCTTGAAGCTGGTTTTTCTCAAGTTGAGTTCAATAGAATTTTGAAAGGAACAAAAGACGGCCTCGAAGAAACAACTGAAGCTTATGTGGCCCAAACAGATGCTATTTATGGCTGGGCAACGGCAAATCAAACAGAACAACAAGGAAGAGAGTCGGTGCAAGGGACTTTTGCTGAGTGGATGTTTGCTCAACAAGAAGCCCAGGATGCCAGGGACAGAGAGTTAGAATACATAGAGATCCTCAAACAAGACTATCCAGACTTGGCCAAAGCGTTGGGTCACGTTGGGAAACAAACAGAAACCAACAAAAATATGTCATCCAAATGGGCCGGAGTGGTGTCAGATGTTTCATCAATGAATAAGTCTGCTTCTAAAGAGAATGCACTCGTTGCCAAAAGAGCCGCCCAGCTGGAAGCAATCGTCAACACATCCAAAGAGGTGACAAAGGTTCTTGCAAATCCACCAATGGCGGCTTATGTAGCCGCAATGGGAGCGATTCAAATTGCCACTATTGAGGCCGCCAGTTTTGCCAAAGGTGGTGATTTTATTACTCAAGGACCTCAGATGATGGTGGTGGGAGACAATCCTGGTGGCCGTGAAAGGGTCCAGGTGACACCATTGTCCAGTCCAAATGTCAGTGGTCCCACCAACTCTTTTTCAATCAATGTGTCTGCTCCACTTGTAGATGAGACTGTTGTGGATTCAATCATTCCGGCAATCCAGAAAGCTCAGAGGCTGGGCACCGCTTGAATGGCTCACTCACTTCACGCCGACTATACCAATGCCCTGGCCACAGGGATGAAAGAGAATTGGCTGGTTCAGCTATACTATGAAGATGCCCCAGCAACAGCCTCAAACAATTTTCTGGGCCTTTCCTTTCAAGATGTAACTATCACCAAGAATGCCGCCGGTGGTGCCGAGGATTGGGATTTTCATGGTGCCATAGTAAACGCTCCCACAATTTCTGAGACATTAAACCTAGAGAGAAGTTCTGTCAGCACCTCAACAATGAGGATCCAGTTGGCCAATTTCACCTATTCATCCAATCCTGTCTCTGAGGAATTGTTTGGAGGATCCAACAAGTACATCAACAGGCCGGTGAAGGTCTGGTCTGTCCTGGGGTCCTCTGTTCGTCTGGATAGGTGTTTCAATATATACACTGGAAGGCTTCAGCAGATCTCTCATGATGACCAGGGTGTGAGTCTAGAAATCATCAGTTTCCGGCCCTGGGCTGACATCAAGATCCCAAATGTGGCTTCTCCAAAAACCAACTATTTTCCCGTTGTTTACGGGAATTTTACCAAAGAATCATCCACTGATTCATCTCCTACTTTCATCGGAGATGGTGTGATGTGGCCCACCATTGTTGAAAGTGCTACTGCTGGAAAGATTACAACTTTGGTCCACCAGAGTTTGGACAACAGTTCCGGAAAAGAAACCTCTTTACACTACTTTGAAAAGAACGCCACCAGTGAAGGGAATGAATTGTTTGCCTCTTTGAATTCAATCCCGTCTGCATCTGTAACGCTTGGCGATGGAAATGCTCTCAAGACAAACATTGATTTGAAAAGAGAATTCAAGGCTCGTCCAAATTCTGTCATAGATGAAGAAGAGAGAGACAAGTTTGGGAATTATGCCAATATGATTGATGGAGACACGTCAGTCTATGCTACCTACACTGAGGAATCTGCTTCTGGTGGTGGTTCTTTGTCAGCTTCCGTTGAAACTGTTGCCACTCATCAAGTTCATTTTGAACTGCCTTCCTATGACCATGAACTCAGTTCAATGACAGTGACCTACAAACTCCAGCTTGTAAGTGTCACAACTTCAATGGCAGGTGGAGCTGATGCGATGACTTGGAGTATTGTGATAAATGACAAAACGGGGGAAATAGATGACGACACGGCTATCACTTATAGCGGGTCAGATGCCGCTTTCAGTGACACCACAGCCACATTCTACACTGTTACAAAGTCAGCGGCAGATCAAGTTCCTGACAAGATTGAAATGGAAGTTGTTTCAACTATCACAAACACCACAAATCCAAATGCCGGAACAGTATCGCTCACAAATTTTGAGTTGCGAATTTATGATGTAGCTTATGCTCCTAAGTTAATCATCCCAATTTCTACAACGGCGGCAACAGACAAAGGGATTGCGGCAAATCAGGCAATCAGAGACATAGAAAGGCTTTATTGTGCGGCTGATGGTTTCACTCAGGGCTGGTCTGGAGGTAATTCATCAACATTGGTCCAAGAACCTCAAGACATCATCAGGGATCTGCTTGACAGATATGCTGGCCAGGATGACACGGATTCCACCAGCTTTGATGCTATGACTACGAACAGAGATGGATGGAACATGAGGTTGTGGTCCTTAGAACCAACAGATCTCAAATCAGTTCTGGACAAGGTGGCCTATGAAGGAGCCTGTCCCTGGCACTTCAGGGCTGATGGGAAGCTCAGATATATCACCATTGCAAACAGTCCATCTGCAAACCACACTTTGGACAAGAATGATTTTGACAACCTCACAATTTCACACACTCCGGTGAGATCCTTGAAAACCAGCTACCAGGTCTTTTCAGAAACTCATCCAGCAGAGAGACGCTATTTGACTGCCTCAGCTGAGATCAACAATGCAACGCCCAGGACAAACTATTTTGCTGGATCCAGTTTTGAAAACAAGAAAAAGGTGAATTTGGATTACTTGGTGGCTAATATTGGAGCGGCTTTTGGAGGCGACAAGAATGATGACTGGGTTGATTGGTACGGAAGCTTCTTTGGTGATGTGAAAATGATGATTTCAATGAACGTGGTGAATCCGGTTTACTATGTGATGGAGATTGGTGACATTGTGGCTTTTACAAACAGTGCCATGCCGGTGAAAGCCTTTGCCAGTGCCTGGACAAATCTCAAATTCGTAGTCACAAACATCAAGAGATCTGTGGGCCGGCTATCAATTCAACTCTACGAGGTATGAAATGAGTGTAAGTATATCTTCAACAATATTTTATCAACAAGACGGATCCTCAGTTTTGTGGACACCTGGGCATCAGCCAGACATGAATGTGACCTATGGCAGAAACTATGGTGGGATCTCAATGAATCAAGCCTATGGCGGAGAAATCTATACCATTGAGAGATTTGGACTCAGACGTTTCTGGAATCTATCCTGGACCTATTTGAGCGAAACAGAAAGAAGTGGAGGGGCCACCAATGCCGAAGTCTTGATTGACTATGTTGATGGACGGCTCAACTGGTTCCAGTGGACTCCGGATGGAGGATCCACCAAATATTCAGTCTATATGGACCAGGACACCTTTGCAATCACAGAGGTTGCCTACCGTGCTTTCTCGTTATCACTAAGTTTTATGGAAAAGCTATAAAATAGACTAAATTAGACAGTTTTCACAGTGTAGGTGTGTTCCTTACCTCTACCTCGCACAAAACGGCTTAGAATGGATGTTAGACCCACTCTGAGCCGTTTCCACGTTTCCAGCTAGTCTCACTTTCTAGAGATGCAATCTATTTTGCCTTATTTAGAAATAAAGTAAAAAAGTACTTGACTTGGTTAATAAATGTTCACTATACTCTTTCAAGATGTTAGAGTTAGAAACAAAGGGGATCAAAAAAGTGGAAAAAAAGACAGTAAATTTTTATAGCACAGAAGTTGGCATGGGAATTGACATTGAGGGTGCAGAACTATTGGCCAGCTTCAACAATTTGTTTGGTTTCAACAGAAAAGATGAGGGTGGCTTCTTATTGGACTATTTCATGTATGAGAGTGGTGACAGTTATATTGAGTCCATTGATGAACATGGTCGTCCAAGTCAGCTGTGGTTGTGCTGGGAAAAGAAATTAGACTACAAAAAATATAAAGAAACTGGTGAACTCAAGTGGTTTGCTGAAGGACGGATTCTTCACATTAGACAATATAACAGAGAACTCAATCAATCAACTTGGATTGATTTAGACATTGATTTTCAGACTGGAAGAAGAAAGCACGTCAGAGGAATAGGTCCCAAATTTGTGGCACAAGCGGCCCTCAAAGCCGGCCTCAATCATTTCTTAAACAACAAAAAAGGAGCAAACTCATGAGTATCAGAAACATAGAAATCACCATATTTGATCCAGCTGATGGTGTTGGAATTGGTGGAACTTTAAGCACTGAGGACATCTTTAGTGATCTTCTTGAAGATTCTCTTTTTGGAGAGGAATTTCAAGAATCAGATGAAGAAAGACAGCGGGAAATTGTAATAGAAGAACTCCAGGGACAAGTCAAAGATGAGATTGACAGGTTGATGAGAGGAACTTGGATTGATAAACTACAAAGCAAAGGAGCAAAATAATGGAATATACAATAAAGGATGTCGAGTATCTGAAAAATGGTGGTGAGTTTGACTTCCCAAGACTACCCAACACACAAATCAATGAGCCTGGGAATCTTCAAAGCCGCTCATTGAGATTCAACAAAGAATCTGGAATGTTTGAATACTACCAAAGAACGGTAATTGATGGCCAGGCTGTTGGAGCGGTCATCCATCAGTCCCATGACCTGGAAGATATGATAGACTTCACCAACAAAAAACACCAGATTGATGATTGTGTGATTGGTGAGACTGAGTTCATTCCAGATCCATCAGGAGAAGATAAGCAGAAAAAAGAGTTTTTCTTCCAGTTCAAAAGTGGTGGCTGGAACTCTGTCTGGGCCATCACCATAGATGAGGCGAAAAAACGGGCCTTCAAACAGTATAAAGACCACGAAGTGATGTTTGACACGGTCAAGACTGTTGAAGGACATGAGTCTGAATACAATATGTTGTTGAGCAACTTTGACTAAGTTGAAGAACACGCCAACAGCCGGAACGGTTTCACCCAGGTTCGATTCCTGGGCCGGCTCTATGAAACCAGGAGCAAAATCATGATGAGGAAATTGAAAAGAAAGAAACTAAAATCAAAACAAGTTGGAGCCGATATTCTGGCTGTTGAATGTGATTGTGGTGGAGGTTGCTTTGGTTTGGAAACATTGGCGGCCAATTGTTTTGACAGGACGTTTTATTGCGAGGACTGCGACCAAGAATGGGAACTACCTGATAATGTTGTTCCTGAGGTTATATTCAAAAGAAGGAAGCAAAGATGACTAATTTTTGGGACACTGATTCCTGGTTTCTGTTTGTCAGAGAAAAGGGATTGCAATTTGTTGGAAAGGATATG